GTAACCGCCCAGGACAGCCTTCCTAATGGTATTGCTTTCAAACCCGACGGTACACGGATGTTCATGCTTGGCCGCACCAGTGATAGTGTGCATCAATACACAACTATACCAGTGCTTGTAATAAACTGGCCTACTAACATAGTATGGAATAATGCCACACCACCCAATGACACAGAAATGAGTACTAAGATCTTTGAATTTTACACATCGGATAGTGGTACTACTATATACGCTATAGAAAAAATAAATAAAGACAACAGCTAAGGATTAACATAATGTTTGTAAAGACAGATTTCAATAATAATATAGTAACCTATCCGTATAATTTGGATAGATTTGTAGAAGACAACAAAAACACCTCGTTGCCAAAATATCTTAATAACAGATTTCTGGCAACTCGCAATGTGTACCCGGTATATTCAACTAATATTCCCGAACATGATAATATAACACAGTTTGCAATTGCAGCAAATACTCCGTATAATACAGAAGAAACTTCGTGGTTACTGGATTGGATAATTGTAGATAAATCGCCCGAACGCATACAGCAAGAGTTTGAAGAATATAAAATAAAATTTAGGAAAGAAATAAATCAAGCAAGAGATACAGCAATATTTCAAGTATTGTATGTCAAAGTCAACGAAACAACTATAGTACCAGTTGATCTAAGGATAGATACTGCTGATATGCAAAACATAGTAAATGTTACTCAAATTGCAACTATTCAACATATGTTATCGGAGACTTCCTTGATTGATTTTAGAGGTTATGATAATGTTATATATAAACTTACTCCGGCTGAAGCAATAGAATTAGGAAAAACTGTAGCTCAAACAAAGTCAGCAGCGTATGCTAAATCCTGGGAATATAAAGATTATCTTAGCACAACAACTACAATTACCGAAATAAATAATATTCAATTAATATTTTAATACAAGTAGTCTTAGAGAAAATAATTAAATCAAGTCAATCAGCTTAAATACAGTTTGGAGTTTTTGCTGGTTGGCTTTGTTTCTTAATGTATTAGCAAGACCTTGATGTAGAGGTTTGGGCCATTTTCCGAATGTAACCCATGCATATCCGTCATGTTCATTATTAAGTACTGGTATAAATTCGTGAAATACCACACATAGATATGTGTGAAAGTTAAAATGATCATCGTTGCTGATGAATGTTTCAAGTGGAATTGTTTTTTTAATTTCAGGAATGGTTCCAATCTCTTCGTGAATTTCTCTTCGTAGCCCTTCCCACGGAGTTTCGGTTTCTTCGTTAGTACCGCCTACTAATCCCCAAACATTACTTTGCTTACTCTGGGTCCTATGAAGCAATAAAAACCTATTAGTATCCAACGTATAAAATAGGGCACCTGAACATACAATCTTTTTCATACTAATAGTTAGCCATCGAGGTAAAGCATCCAAGTTCCTCCTGAATATTCACCTTCAAACGACTTGACCCATCCGCTGGTTGTCCATTTGTATTGTACTCCAGTGTTAAGATTGTTTGTGTAAATTGGATCAGATGCAGCGCTTGCGTCAAATACAATAATCCAAGATGATCCGTCCCATTCAACAATGTCACCTTCGTTGGCAACAAAGTCTGAATTGTCTGCGTTCTTCCATGCATCTGCACCGTTTGCGTTTACTTCGTCGCCGATGTTATCGAGCAGTAGTAATCGTAATCCGGATACTAGTCTTTCTTGTGGATTCCATCTTAGCGGATCGATAATAAAATCGACAGTTGTCCAACTGTCTGGATTTCTTGCTGGCCCGGCTAATATAGTGTTTGACGGAATTGTATCAGCGTCCCATAAAATATTTAATATTGTTGCGTCATTGTCGTCAATGGTGATATATCCAACCACATACAAGCCTTGCTCGATTGTTTTAAGCCTAATTTGACTAATGCCCGGTTGGTATGTGCCGGGCATAACATCTAACAGTGACTTCCAATTTATCTGACCAACTGTGTTACCGTCGACTAATTTAGCAGTATTGTTTATCACAAATGCTCCGTAGTCTTGGTATGTTGTACTTATTATAACTGTTGAGTTGCTTTTGTTTCCAAGACGAAACTCTGTAGTAACATCAACTTCTCCATTGCCAGTGTTAGGAAACTCGCCCCGGTCAACTGTTTGGGCTGGCAAGGTATCCTTGTCGAGGTCAACGTCGGCGTCTCCAACTCCTGTTAAAATACTGGAAATAATATTTGTAATGACTCCGAGTCTTTTAACTTTAGCAGGTGGCGAAATATAAATTGGCGTACTGAAGCTTAGTGTAGCAACATCAATTTCGCTTTCGGTGCCAACTGGAACAGTTCTGTTACTGAATTCTACTCTGTCTAGGTTAACAACAGTTAAGCTTGTCCAGTCAATAAAGTTATCAGTAGTTTGTATCGGTAAGCTTGGATTGAACAGCATTAATATTTGTTCTAGAATTTGCAGTTTTTGATCAGTGTTGCTTGACCAAATATCGACATTTAAAGTCATAGTGTACGGCGTTGGCATAAGTCTTTCAACTGTGTAGTTTTTGCCCTCTGTATTTAGGTATTCGTTGCCGTCAACATCGAATGCTCGTTCTCGAATATTTACTTTACTTACAAAACTAGAATCACTTGTTCTTGATCTGTCGATGTCCAATCCGGTGACATAAACACTCATCCGCGGAACGCTAATTAGTTTGTTCTCGCTGTTTTCTTTAATTAATGACGCGACTTGACGAGTCATGTCGCCGTACATAATAGGGATTTGCTTTATATCGCCGCTACCATTTTCCCAATTGAAATTACTCATCAACCGCATTACTTGCGTGATGTATCTTTTTACCTGGCCGTCGTAAAAATGTTGCATTAATTGTCTGCCTTTGGTCTAAGCGCCTTCGAAAGGCTCTGTCGTTCTTCAACGCTATCGCCTCCGATGTTGTTAACAGTTGTGTTGTTGATAAATGTAGACTTTTGAGTTTGTCTGTCATTGGTATTTGTTAAGGTATGTCTTACGTTGTCTTCAATTTTAATCCAGCGCTCTCCGTTAAATCTGTATAGTCGATTTGGCAAAAAGTCAGTTCGTAAGATGTAATCGCCGTTGATAGCGTCTGCAGTAAATTGGTGACCAACTCCGAAGTATTCTCCGTTTGGTGCCAACCCGTCGCCTAGTAAGTATCCACAGTAGCCCGTCTTTTCTGGAGACTTGCTGATTCTGTCTGCTAGTATGTTAGAACTAACATCAATAGTTGACATATCGACCAAAATTAGTTCTGGATTTCCATCTGCATCAACTTGTAATGTATAAAAATGACTGGTGTCGTAACCGCTAAGTCTTGCATCAGTTTCAGCCTGTCCAATTATTGCATTGTTAATTTGCATGTCAGTTTCGTATGTGCTTAACACACTGCCTAAGGTTTCCGTAGTACCATCACCGACTGGAATATTAAGAATATCGTCGTATTCCTGACTGGCTGTAATTTGTTTTAATTTTACTCTGTACAAGTGTGGATACCAAGTTTGACTGTATCCTTCGCTTGCTCGTGTTATTTCTTCGACAACATAAAACCTTTTCAGTGCAACCGAATAGTCATTTAATGCATACTCGTCTTCGAGGTGCGGCAGTTCTACAACATCACCTGCAATTATTTTTCGCCCAACAGTTTTCACAGAACTATTGATGTGGATAGTCAAGTAAAGAATATCATTTGATAAAAATAGACCAAATTGACTTAAATTAAAATCATTGTCAGACACGTTGTACACACCTCGTATTCTGCAAACGTCAGTGTCGTATTTTCGATCTCTGTTTTCTAGAAAAACAAAGTCCTGAATGTTAAATGGACTGTCGGTGTCGTAGCTTGGGGTACCTGGCGTTACATTTGCATCTATAGGATTTTTTGGTCCTAAGTACTTGTAGATGTGTAAGTCAGTGCCTCCTATGGCAAATTGTTCGTAGATAATTCTATCTAGAAATTCGTAGTCTTTGGTTTTTTCTGGTCTATATAAACTGAGTCTCGGCATACAGATATTTATCGTATAAATACTGTTGGAGACAACAATGGCTGATAATGATTTAACAACACAAAAACAAGAAGTATTTGACTACGTTTATGACATGCTCGGCGGCGGCATGGTTGACGTTGAACTAGAACCAAGGAGTTACAACAGCGCATTGACTAGGGCACTAGCACGATATAGACAAAAGTCTGATCACAGTGTTGAAGAAAGTTATGTTTCGTTGCAGTTTGTTGAAGATCAAAACGAATACATCATGCCACGTGAAATAATGGAAGTTAGACAGATATTTAGAAGAAGTGTAGGATCACGCAGCGGAGGCGGCGACGGCTCTAGTGTATTCGATCCGTTTAACTTGGCATATACCAACACATACTTAATGGCAGGATCAGGAATGGGCGGCCTTGCAACCTATGAATTGTTTTCACAGAAGCAAGAACTACTTGCACGCATGTTTGGCGGCAACATAGAATTTAAATGGAACAATACAACAAAGAAACTAACCATACTTACACGCCCAAGAGGCGACGAGACTGTGTTGATATATGTTTATAATCATCGCCCAGACAGCCAGTTGTTACAAGATTACTTAGCTAACCAATGGATCAAAGATTATACACTAGCTACTTGTAAATACATGTTAGGTGAAGCACGCGAAAAGTTTGCTACTATTGCTGGACCACAAGGCGGCACAAGTCTGAATGGCGGAAGCCTAAAGGCCGAAGCACAGACCGAAATGGAAAAACTAGACGCCGAGGCAATTCTTGCAGTTGCAGGCGGAAAAGGTTACGGCTTTGTAATTGGTTAATGATGGTTTTTGGTTGACAAAACTCAAATAATCCTTTAATATAAAAAGAAAGGATTACAATGACTTTACCTAAGATATTAGTTATAGGCCACGGTCGACATGGCAAAGACACAGTTTGTGAAATATTAGAAGAGAAATATGGATTTAGTTTCGAGAGTAGTTCGCGATTCTGTTCAAAAGCTTTTGTCTACAACGAGCTAAAGGACAAATACAATTATGATACTGAAGAAGAATGCTACAACGATCGCCATCCTCACCGAGCAGAATGGTATGATGCTATCTGCAATTATAATGTTCCTGATGCAGCTCGTTTAGGACGAGACATATTTAAAAAACATGACATATATTGTGGATTACGCAGCAAGAAAGAATTCTTTGCAATGCAAAATTCTAACGTCTTTGATCACGCTGTTTGGGTCGACGGATCAGACCGCCTTCCGTTAGAAGACAAATCGAGCATGACACTGGAACAATGGATGTCAGACTTTACTATTGACAATAACGGAACACTTGCTGATCTAGAATTTAACATTGAGAAATTAATGAAAAATTTAATTAACTGCTAGTTTAATGGGCTGTAAACCATTCTTTATTCGATGATCTGCTAAATAATATTAACAGCAGATCCATAGGAGAAGAATACAATGGCATTAGTATCACCGGGCGTACAAGTTTCAATCATCGACGAGAGTTTTTATACTCCGGCAGAACCAGGCACCACCCCACTAATCTTTATAGCAACAACTGAAAATAAACCAAACCCAGGCGGCACAGGCATTGCACCAGGAACATTAGCATCGAACGCCGAAAAAGTTTACTTGATGAGTTCACAAAGAGAACTTTCCGAAACCTTTGGCGACGCGCTGTTTTATACAGATTTAAATAATAATCCAATACACGGTGGAGAGCAAAACGAATACGGATTGCAAGCTGCTTATTCCTTCCTTGGTGTATCGAATAGGGCATTTGTAGTTAGAGCAGACATTGATCTTGCATCACTTGACGCAAGCGCAGAAGAGACTGCCGGTAAACCAACTAATGGCGCTTATTGGTTTGACACCGATGACACCCTATACGGAATTTTTGAGTGGAACGCAGCACCTGCAACTGCAACAAATGGACAAAGCTTTTCAAATAAACTTCCAACTACGATCACTGATACAACCAAAGTTGTTGACTTTGCTGGTGCAGACTATACACCAAAAGGCAGTGTTGGCGCAGTTGGCGACTATGCAGTAGTAGCAGTTACAAATATTAATAAGCTTTGGTACAAAGCAACCGATGGTGTCTGGTACATTGTTGGATCAACTGGATGGGTTAACAGTATTCCAACTGTAACCGGAACATCTACTGTTACTGTTGCCGATTCTGAAACATTTACAATCGATGACGGCAGCGGCGCAATAACACTTAACATTGTTGGAACAGTAGTTGCTGACTTTGTTACACAAATCAATGACGAGACCAACGTCAGCGCAGAACTTGTAAACGGCAGACTTGTAATTTACGCTGACGGAACAAATGGAAATAGCCTAGTAATTGGCGGAACAGCTTCCACAACTGGCATTGCATCAGCAACTTACACATTGCCAAAATTAACAATTGCACCTCACACCGCAGTTCCGCAGTATAAAACTGGTGGCGATGATGTGAGACCAAGTGGTAGTGTGTGGCTAAAAACTACCACTCCTAACTTGGGCGCAAACTGGAATGTTAAAGTTTACAATTCAGCAACTGGTGTATGGGCAGGCCAAGCCGCTCCAATTTATTCAACAAATCACGCAGCACTATTTGCACTTGACCAAACTGGCGGCGGCGCAAATATATCCGAAGGTAGCCTGTACATTCAAAGCAACGTTGCTGAAGATACAGCACCAACAGGGTCTTTTAAGATCTATCGCAAGAATAGTACTGGCGCAACATCAATTACTAGTGCCAAGGTTACTACACAGGTAACAACAGCAACCTACACATTTACAATACAAGAAAGTGTAGTCGGATCGGCTACTTTAACAAATGCAGCAACAGTATCGTTTGATGCAACAGGCGCAACAACCGATGCAGATGTACTAGCAAATGCAATTAACACAGCTGGATTAACTCATGTTACGTCAAGTGTTGACAGCCAAAACCGTGTGATAATCAGTCATAATTTAGGTGGCGAAATCCGTCTTGTTGACACCGACGAAGGATTAACTAAAATATTTACAGTGTTTGATGCAGACAATTCGGCATCAACAACTAACTTATATCATGTTCCAGGAACAGATGGCTCCACTAGTCCAGTTGAGTACATGGTATCACATTGGAAGGTTCTAAACTACACAGCGAGTGTTGGTGAACCAACAACAACTCCAGCAGACGGCGCGTTATGGTATAGCAGCATTGTTGACGAAGTTGACATGATGTATCACGACGGCACTGCATGGGTCGGCTACGCGAATGCAGTAGCCGCTGCAAGCCCAGGAGGTCCACTTGTGGCTGCATCCGCTCCACTTGAGCAATCAGACGGTACTGCATTAGAAGAAGGTGATCTTTGGATTTCCACAGCAGACATTGAAAACTATCCAACAATCTACCGTCGTACTACTGCTGGCACATGGGACTTGATTGATAAAACTGATCAAACTAGTGAAAACGGTATACTATTTGCAGATGCACGTTATAATACTGCCGGAGCCAATAGTGATGTTGCAGGCGACATTGTTGAAATGCTAGCAAGCGACTACTTGGATCCAGACGCACCGGATCCTGCACTTTATCCAAGAGGAATGCTACTTTGGAATCTACGCAGAAGTGGATTTAATGTCAAGCGTTTTGAACGCGACTACATTGATATCAACGGCCTAAACATTAGACTTGCAGACGAATCAATGAATGGCTATGCTCCTAATCGTTGGGTTACTGAAAGTGCAAATAATGCAGACGGATCAGGAAGCTTTGGCCGCATTGCGCAGCGTAAGGTAATTGTACAAAAACTACAAGCCGTGGTTAATAGCAGCGACGATGCACGTGATTCCGAATCACGTAACTTTAACTTGCTTGCGACTCCTGGATACCCAGAACTAATTGGAGAAATGATCAATCTAAACTTTGATAGAGGATTAACAGCATTTGTTATTGGTGACAGCCCTCTTAGACTATCGCCAAACACAACTAAACTTAACAACTGGGCAACCAACGTTGACCTTGTAGTTGAAGATAACGATGCCGGTCTAGTAAGTAGAGATGAATATTTGGGTGTTTACTACCCTGCAGGATTTACAAGTGACAATTCGGGCAACAACATTGTTGTTCCAGCAAGTCACATGGTACTAAGAACATTTGCGTTAAATGACCAAGTTGCGTATCCATGGTTTGCACCAGCAGGCACAAGACGCGGTGGTGTAACTAATGCAACAGCAGCTGGATACATCAGCAACGAAGGCGAATTTGTAAGCATTTCATTAAACGAAGGGCAGAGAAACACATTGCAAGCTAGCAATGTCAATCCAATTACATTCTTAGGAGGCTCTGGTCTTGTTATATTTGGACAAAAGACCCGCGCAAGAAATTCAAGCTCGTTAGACAGAGTAAATGTAGCTAGATTAGTAATTTATCTACGTAGCCAATTAAAGCAACTTTCAAAGCCGTATATCTTTGAACCAAACGACAAGCTTACTCGCAACGAGATCAAACAGGAAGTTGAAAGCTTAATGGTTGAATTAGTTAGTTTAAGAGCACTTTACGACTTCTTGGTAGTTTGCGACGAATCAAACAATACACAACCAAGAATTGACAGAGGTGAATTGTACATTGACATCGCAATTGAACCAGTTAAAGCTGTGGAATTTATTTATATCCCACTGCGCTTGAAGAACACAGGAGAAATTGCAGGATTATAAGAGAACGTAGGGGTTTGGAATATAACCCCTACTTTTGATAAATACATGCAACAAGGAGTTAATAATAAATGGCAATCTCATCATTAACAAAACTATCAGTACCGCTAGCAACAAACGACAGTGCTAGCGCTCAAGGCTTGCTTATGCCCAAGCTACAATATCGCTTTCGGGTAACGCTTGAAGGTTTTGGAATCAGCGCACCTAGCACAGAGTTAACCAAGCAAGTTATCGACGTAACTAGACCAAATCTTACTTTTGAAAACATGGTACTCGATGTTTACAACTCAAAGGTAAACTTAGCAGGCAAACATACCTGGAACCCAATTACTCTTAACTTACGTGAAGATGTAAATAATAATGTTCAAAAGCTTGTTGGCGAACAACTACAACAACAGTTTGATTTTATGGAACAAGCTAGTGCAGTATCTGGCCAAGATTACAAGTTCTTGACTAGAATTGAAATACTCGACGGCGGCAACGGCGCGTTTGTTCCAGTTGTATTAGAAACATGGGAAGTATACGGGTGTTATGTTAGCGAAGCAAACTATAATACTCTTGCTTATGCAACCAGCGAGCCTGTTACAGTGTCGTTGACAATGCAATACGACAATGCAATTCAGCTCGACGCAGGTGTTGGAACTCCAGTAGGCAGACCTGGTGGATCGTTATCAACCGGAACTTAATTTAATTAATTTATGATTGCTTAAAAAAGGAGGACATTGCGTTCTCCTTTTTCTATTATATACGTATAGAATTATATAAGATAAATATTAGTATGAATAACTTTGATAACCTTACGGTAAAAGACTACGCGCATGCTTCAAAACTATATGTCTCTAACGACATGCGCCTTGCGCCAAAGTTTAAACATCTATACCACGTTGTATTTAATGTTAATTCACAAGCAAAGTTGCAGTCACCGTTGCTTACTGGGGTTGATGCATCGGAAGTAAACATACTAGCAAAGAGTGTTGACTTACCGAGATATAATTTACAAACAGCTTCTCTTAATCAATATAATAGAAAAAAGATTGTGCAAACTGGTGTGCAGTATGTACCAATTAACTTAGAATTCCACGACGACAATGCTGGATTAACTAGTTTGTTTTGGGAAGCATACTTTAGGTATTATTATACTGACAGTAGTTATACTTCGCGCGACGCCGCTGGCTCTCCTAATGCAACCACCGAAGCTTATCAAAAAGTTGCAAACGGACTAAACAGAAGCTACGGTAACAGTGAAACGCAAAATTTTAGATATGGTCTAGATCGTCCAAATAAAGCACAGAACTTTCTAAACAGCATTCAAGTATACCAACTGCACCCGCAGAACGGTCAATCTACATTTACTAGTTTTACTCTAATTAATCCGTATATTGAATCGTTGACACATGACACTATGCAACAAGACGGTTCGGAATTTTCATCCAATAGAATGTCAATTAACTACGAATCGGTACAATATGGACGCGGCCGAACTGGTGTTGATTCAGCACCGCAAGGATTTGGCACACCGCAGCACTACGACGCACACCCGTCACCGCTAAATTTACAAGAACGTTCAGAAACGACTGTATTAGGTGCAAGTAATAGTGTGCAAGAATTACAACAATTAGGTAGAGGTAGCACCGCAGCCGACGCCCAACGTAGGTTCTATTTGAATACTAAAGAACAGCAGTTACCTGGTGTATTGTCTACATCAACTCCCTCGAGGCAGTTTGGTGCATATTCGTTTGCTGATATAGCAGCACCTGACAGCGAAACTATAGCAACAGCAAAGAGATTTTAATGTCAACAATTGAAGATTTACAACAACCAGAAGACAGTGCAGACAAAACACGTCTATTATTTGATAGATACTTTACAAAACAGTTGTCCTATCCGAGCAATCAGGTTAACGCAGTAGTAGGATTTTTTGAAAAAAGAGGATTTGACAAACTTGCATCAACTAGCGTTGCCAGCGTGCTATTACAACAGGCAAAGACAGACGGAGCAAATGTATTTGAATTGCTTGACAGTTTGAAAGGGTTCGACAAGGTTAAATTAAGTAATCTTGTAACGGCTGTATTAAACGCCAATAGAAGCAAAGTTAGTAAGCTAGGATACAGAGAACCGTCAAACTTGGATAATCTTGAAGCAAGAAATATTGTTGTATAATGGGAAAGTATGCTCAGGGAAAATACACAGTTAAAAATCCTGACAAGTATGTAGGCAAGAATTCTCCTACATTTCGCAGTGGGTGGGAGTTTGCCTTTATGAAATTTTGTGACGAGAACCCTTATGTTACAAGTTGGGCAAGTGAAGCTATTCGAATTCCTTATAAAAATCCATTCACCGGAAAAAACACAATATATGTACCTGACTTTTTTATAGCATACACTGATGCTAGCGGCAAGCAACATGCAGAGCTAATTGAAGTTAAGCCGGCTAATCAGCAGATTAAAGAAAAAGCAAAGAGCCAAGTGCAACAGGCTCACTGGGTGCTGAATCAGGCAAAGTGGGAAGCTGCTAGAGCATGGTGTAAACAAAGCGGATTGGTATTTAGAGTTGTGAATGAACACGACATGTTTCACAACGGCACTCGAAAATAATTGATAAATAATAGTAGTATATTATAGGATGCTGCTATGACTAAGAAATTAGAAGATTTGCTTAATTTACCAGACTCGAAAGAATTGATCAAAACAGCCGAGAAGCAAGAAAAAGATCAAGTAAAGTATGATGTAGAACAACAGGCAAAAACATTCCGTAATATTGAAGAATTTGATAAAATTAGTGCAGCCTTACCTAGCGTACAAGGACTAGGGGAACTAGCAGACACGGAACTCGGTGAAGTATCTGACAAAGCAATGGCAGCATATGAAGATTTAATGGATCTAGGTATGAACGTTGAATCACGGTACAGTGGCAGAATATTTGAAGTTGCAGGAAATATGCTAAAGACCGGACTTGATGCAAAAATTGCAAAAATAGACAAAAAACTAAAAATGGTAGATTTGCAACTTAAAAAAGAAAAACTAGATAACGATAGAAATACTGTTCCGGAAGGATTTACTGAGGGCGAAGGATATGTTGTAACAGACAGAAACAGTCTTCTTGAACGTCTCAAAGGTCTTAACAAAGATAAATAATAAGTAATAGGACCCCAAATATGAAAACTTTAAAACAACTGTTATCTGAATCAAAAAAGACTTACCCGTTTAAGCTCGGTGTCGCAGGAGAACTTCCTGAGGGATTTGACAATAAACTCAAAGATGCACTTGGAAAATTTGGGCTTGAGTCGTTAAGCGCTGGCAAAAAAACACCAATTCAGACACACCCATTAGATTTTCCAAAACTGGAAAATATGGAAGTAACATATTGGGACATTGTACTAAATTACCCAACAACTGATGGCGTGCTAAGAGAGTACTTAGGTAACTTCTGTACTGTACACGATTCTAATATCTTAGTTCGAAATGCGCTCGATCCTGTTAACAGACAAGAACAACTAGACGGTGACGATTCACCATACGAAGCTTTACTAACCAAAGAAGATCCTGATTGCGAATCTGCACAGGAATCAGTCGGTGACGGACGTGTTATGGAATTATTAAAAGAGCTAGAAAAAGCCCGCAAAGAGCGCGATATGGGCGAAAGCGGATTCAGCATCGAAGCACCTAAGACCGAAACTGAAAATAACAAAAGCATGATAGGAAAATAACATGGACAACAATCAAGATATGAGAAGAATTCTAGCAGGCTTTAATAAGCTTTCGACTAGAAAAAATATGAACGAATCTAGATCAATATACGAATGCCCGCCTGAAATGCCCAGCGCACCTGCTGATGCAGCAGCCACTGGCCAAATTAGCATAACTGGAGATGTGGGTGCAATTGGTGCAATGTTGTCAAAGCTAGCAAGTATTGAGTCAAATGGTACTACACGAAACTTGTCAACAGGTGACAATCCTGCAATACCTGGTGTTGACAGCAATCCGTTTGATAGCGACTCCGACGAAGGCATGATGGGACAAATGGCAGGCGGGGCGCTGGGTAGTGTTGCTGGGACTGCATTAGGCGGCCCGATTGGCGGTGCAATCGGCAGCGCAGCAGGCGGAGCACTTGGCGACAAGATGACAGATGAGTATGCAAATGAACCCGACGAAGAATACCAAGATACTAATTTTATGACCAAGGATCTTGCAGGCGGCCTCAACAGAGAAAAAGGTGCATATGCAGACGCAGAGGATGGTGACAATCCAATGGCAGTAACAGAAAAGTATACACCTGAGAAGTCCGGTGAGTTCTTTGACGACGATGACAATATAACAATTAGATGGATGTACGACGAAGAAGCTGTAGGAGAAATTGAAATAACTGCATACGACGAAAGCGAAAATGAAATTGATCTAGATGACAAGCAAACACGTCACTATCAAGAAATGATTAGAGACGAAATGCAGCGTAACGCAGATGATTACGGCGATCACAAAATGCACCAACAGCAAGATGACGACGGTGACGCCATGGAGTCAAGAAAAATGGCTGTTGAAGACATCAAAGCTCGCCTTTACAAAGCTCTTTCAGAAGCAAAACCAGACTTCCTTGATATGGACAAAGATGGCGACAAAAAAGAGCCAATGAAAAAAGCAATTAAAGATAAAAAAGCCAACCCGTTTGCTAAGAAAACAGATAAGGCTGTAAAGGGAAAGTAACCATGGCACCATCTACCTTAGACGGCGTATTAATTAAGAAAGCCAACCGTCAGGAAACATTCACCGAACAACAAATTGAACAACTAGTTGAGTGTATGGATCCTGATGTTGGCTATCTTTACTTTGCCAAGATGTTTGCATACATTCAGCACCCTCTTAAGGGAAAGCTGCTGTATGATCCGTATGATTATCAGCTAGGATTGATGCACACGTATCACAACTATCGATTCAACATCAATATGATGCCTAGACAAACTGGTAAGACAACTTGTGCAAGTATCTATCTTGCATGGTTTGCAATGTTCAAGCCGGATCAGACTATCTTGATTGCAGCACACAAATACACAGGTGCACAGGAAATTATGCAGCGTATCCGGTATGTTTACGAATTGTGCCCTGACCACATTAGAGCCGGAGTAACTAGCTATAATAAAGGCTCGATTGAATTTGAAAACGGTTCGCGCATCATTAGTCAAACAACTACACCTACTACAGGACGTGGTTTGGCTATCTCGCTACTATACTGTTTAGATGGCGATACAACTACTGTCCGAGTTCGTAATAAGCATACACTTATTGAAGAAGATATAACTCTTCGAGATTTGTATATCAGGACACACAACCCTAAAAGAATTATCGGGTGATAAGTTTGCATTTGTATAAATACTGCATGGATATAAAAATACAAGCATTTAAGAAACGAAACCAAAAGCGTAACGCGCATTTGTACGAATCGTCATTACAATCGGGCATAGATTATATATTATGTCCTGTAAGTGACGAACGTCTTAGTATGATCAAGACATCGTACATTGAGCGAGTGTTACATATGAGCGTGGCAGAGTACGATAGACTGCACCCAGGAGTTCGGGGAGTTAGCAATGCACGAAAAGCAAACATCAAAAAAGGACTTAGTACAGTTGACTCTGCTACTGGGCTAACTGCTTACGAAACATCGCAAGTTGCTGCCCAACAAACGCTATCTAAGCTAGACGCCGATGGTATTAGTGGATATAGTAAAAAAGGCCAAAAAACTAGAGCAACGCATATGAGCAATGTTGACGAGTTCGGCCGTAACGGTTATTCGCAATTAGCAACTCTTGCAATTACTAAAGGTAACGCAACAAAAGCAGCCAAGGGTCTTATATTAGATCCGGCGCAGCGTAATGAGTTTTATCGGTATAAGTCAGTTGTAACGTATGTCACTGAACAGCATAGACTAGCAATAACCTCGGGTTATAAAACTGGACTTGCCGGAGTTGAAGGTGCACATCATATAGACCATATATTTTCTATTATGCAAGGATACAAAAACCGTGTTAGTCCGTTGCTTATCGGAAGTATACATAACTTACAAATGCTTCCGTGGAAAGAAAACATATCAAAGCACAGTGCGTGCAGTATTACAATAGATTTGTTGTTAACTAACGCTAGTTATACTATTAATAAATCATTGTACGAGTTTGACGTATTTGCTAAGATGATTAATACCGACATGCAGCATGCGGCACCTGTTAGTGGAGCAAGGTTAGTAAAGGAATTCAATGAAACAAATATACGCACCTAATACAGAATATGAAATATTAACTCCTAACGGGTGGGAAGAATTTGAAGGTATTTTCTTAAATGAAAATGCAAATAAAGAATCTTGTAAAATAACATTTACCGACGGTACTTTCGTTACTGCAACGTTAGAACACCGGTTTTTTATTAACGGTGTAGAAACAAGAGTAAATGATATAATTGTAGGTGACAGGTTAGATTCGCACAATACTATTAAAACTGTGGCAGACCTAACATCTGTAGTTTTAGAAGACACTTATGAAATATTTAATGCAGAAAATCATGTAATAATTGCAAATAATATTAACTCTCATCAATGTGACGAATTTGCATTTGTGCAACCAAACATTGCTGAAGAATTTTGGGCATCAATTTCGCCTACACTGGCAACTGGTGGACGCGCAATTATCACAAGCACACCAAACTCAGATGAAGATACATTTGCTACTATTTGGAAAGATGCCGAAAAGAGATTTGACGAATATGGCGTTGAACAAGAATTAGGCATCAATGGATTCCGTAGTTTTATCTCAGAGTGGCACGAGCATCCGGATAGAGACGAAGAGTGGAAAAAAGGCGAGGTTGGCCGTATCGGCGAGGAACGTTTCCGCCGCGAGTATGGCTGCGAGTTCTTGGTATTTGACGAGACGCTAATACACTCACTTAAACTTGCTACATTAGAAGGAGAAGCGCCTTTATTGAATATGGGCCATACACGATGGTATAAAAGACCAAGTTCAAAATACAGCTATGTGGTGTCACTTGATCCTGCTATGGGTACAGGCGGCAACAACGCAGCATTACAAATATATGAAATTCCTACGTATGAACAAGTTGGGGAATGGTGTCACAACGAAACCGGAATCCCTGGCCAGGTTCGTGTATTAAAAGATATCTGCCAATATATTGCTGACGAAACCAAGAGCGGCGGCGACAACATATACTGGAGCGTTGAGAACAATGGATTAGGCGAAGCAGCACTGATTGTAATCAACGATTATGGCGAAGAAAATATACCAGGATTGTTTATCAGTGAGCCTATGAGAAAAGGTCATGTAAGAAAGTTTCGCAAAGGATTTAACACCACACACGGTGCGAAAATGACCATTTGCGCAAGATTAAAAACAATGATTGAAAACGATCAACTGTTGTTGCGAAGCAAACCGCTTATATCTGAATTAAAAAATTATGTCAAGTCGAATACCAGTTTTCAAGCAAAGCAAGGACACGGCGACGACTTAGTTAGTTCTACATTACTTGCATTGAGAATGATCACAGTGATCAAAGATTGGGACCCGTCGATATACAATACTTTCATACATCTTGAGCCAGACGAGGATTACGAGCAGCCAATGCCCATCTTTGTCAGCAGTAGCTTTTGATAAATAATAGTATGAAAAACCTAGATCGCATTGGTGCAGAATTATTCAATAAAATTCGAGGACGTTTTCCTAACGTAACCATTGGCGACGAAGAAGGCAACGTGACAAATGTACCAGAAGAAGCCCGTTATTACGATTTTTCGTATATGAGTAATGGTGAAGAACTTGGCAAGATTAGCGTAAGTCTTGATGACGATACCGGAGTTTCGGTTATAGTTAGCAAAGACTTAGTAGCAGATCAAGACGAAGATGTGCAGGATGTATGGTATGATTTTTTAAGAGAGCTTCGAAGGTTTTCTAAAAAGAGATTAATGCCATTTTCTGTACGTGATATAAACAAAAAACAATTAAACAAAAAAGATTATTACTTTTTAGCAAAAAATCGTTCTGGAGATGATCAGATGTCTGAATCAAAAATGTATGGTACACTGAATACCAGTTATCAAAAAATAGGTAATGCTAGGTTGGCAATCAAGCATTCACAGCCTATTAACGTAGAGAGCGCTAATAGCAGAACTCAAAAAATTAAAGCAATTTATGTTGAATCGCCAGAGGGTGAGAGATTTAAGTATCCATTCAAGCACCTAAGCGGTGCCCGTGCAATGGCAATGCATGTTAGCGAAGGCGGCAATGCATATGACGATTTTGGAAAGTATATTTCAGGACTGTCAGAAGAAGCATCTAAGCTGCGCAAGTTTACCCAATATATTGGCCGAAGTTCGGTTATGGCAGAAACACTAGGCGGCTATAAAGACATTGTCAAAGGCAGAGTTACTGAAGTTAAAAAAGAAATTATAGGCTTGCAAAAGGCAGCTTATTATCAAGAAGCAATTGCAAAGTTTACTCCGGCATTGATTGAGGATGTTCCGGACGAAGTTTCAGAAAACTGGATTGATCAACTTACTATCAAACAATTTAATGAAGAGCTAACTGATATTTTTCCATACATATATCGCTTAGTTGGAGAAGCAACAAAAGCCAAAGAGTTGTCGTATGACGATCTTGTAGCAGAAGCAAAACCAGACTTCCTTGACATGGACAAAGATGGCGACAAAAAAGAGCCAATGAAAAAAGCAGTTAAGGATAAGAAGTCCAAGGACGATGTAGCAATCGAAAGCGCGATTGATAGGTTAATGGGACAATGGAGCGAGTCAGATGACGACGACAAAGTTCCTACTGACGATTCAAACATTAGCGACGAGGAACCTGCAAAAACTCCAATTGGCGAGTTTATTCTTAGTTATTTTGACAGAGAGACTGGAAAATTTCCAAAAGGCGAAACAGCAGTACTAACTGCTGTACAAAAGGAGTATGGCGATCAGTTTGTAAAACCATCTGTAAAGTTTATACAAAAGGTGGAAAGCGCCAATCTTTCCCAACAGCAACAAGACGCACCATCAGTACAAGAACAACCACAAGACACACAGGCACACGACACAGCAAGGCTAAGACACCTATCCGGAATGTAATTTTTCTTCATAATTAATTAAAATAAAGATAGACAAGATAAATAAAATAGTGTAGTATAATACTTGTACTGCACTACAAACAGGCAATACGAATAAGAACAAATAAAGACACATAGGCAATAGCATTAACAGGAGGCATAACTATGGCATCACTAGCAGAAATTAGAGCTAAACTAAAAGAACAAGAATCTCGCACAGGTGGAAATAAAACCGGGGGCGATAACGCAATTTACCCATTTTGGAACATGAACGAAGGTGACACTTCTACTATTAGATTCCTACCAGACGGTAACGAAGACAACACATTTTTCTGGACAGAACGTTTGATGATCAAACTTCCCTTTGCAGGTATCAAAGGTGAGACTGATTCTCGCCCGGTACAAGTGCCAGTTCCGTGTATGGAAATGTATGGAGAAAGCTGCCCGATACTTGCAGAAGTACGCGGATGGTTTAAAGACCCTAGTTTGGAAGACATGGGCAGAAAGTATTGGAAAAAGAGATCGTACATTTTCCAAGGCTTGGTAACAGATAATGCACTAAAGGAAGATAGCACTCCTGAGAACCCAGTTCGCAGATTTATTATCGGCCCGCAGATCTTTAAGATTATCAAAGCAGCACTTATGGATCCGGATATGGAAGAGCTACCAACAGATTATGCCGGTGGCGTGGACTTCCGTTTAACCAAGTCCAGCAAGGGTGGTTATGCAGACTATTCAACATCAAATTGGGCACGTAGAGATCGTCCTCTATCTGATGAGGAATTAGCTGCTGTTAACACTAACGGATTGCTAGACCTTGGAGACTTCCTTCCTAAGAAGCCGTCGGACATCGAAGTTAAAGTACTAACTGAAATGTTCGAAGCAAGTGTTGATGGTGAACCATACGATCCAGATCGCTGGAGTCAATACTTCCGGCCAGCTGGAATGGCTCAGCGCACAGGCGATCCAAACAAGGCACCGGTAACACCAGTTGCAACACCGGCTGCAACGCCAGCAGCTACTAAGACTGAAGACGTTCCGTCTAAGTCTAACGCTGAAGTAGCACAAGAATCAGCACCTGCTCCTGCTCCGGCAGAAAACGCAGGCGGCGCGCAGGATATCCTTGCAATGATTCGCTCACGTCAAAACACATAAAATTAAATAATAGCCCTGTCTACTGAAATATTCAGGGCTATTATTCTTTGGCTTAATAGGAGAAATTAATGGCTACTAAATCATTTGATCCCTCGAAATTTCGCAATAGTTTAACAAAATCTATTCAAGGAATGAGTTCGGGATTCCACGACCCAACAGATTGGGTCTCAACAGGAAACTTTGCACTTAACTATTTGATTAGCGGAGACTTTAGTAAAGGTATTCCGCTAGGCAAAGTAAGTGTTTTTGCAGGCGAGTCAGGCGCTGGCAAATCTTTCATCTGTTCTGGTACACTTGTACGTGAGGCACAGAAGCAAGGAATTTTCGTAGTTCTCGTTGACACTGAGAACGCACTAGACGAGAGCTGGTTAAAAGCTCTCGATGTAGACACCGACGACAGTAAAATGTTGAAACTCAACATGGCAATGATCGACGATGTTGCTAAAACAATTCACATGTTTATGAAAGACTACAGAGACATGGCAGAGGAAGATCGACCAAAGGTACTCTTTGTTGTTGATTCGTTGGGCATGCTTATGTCGCCAACAGAACTTAATCAGTTTGAAGCCGGTGACATGAAAGGTGACTTTGGTCGTAAGGCCAAGCAACTTAAAGCACTTGTTACTAACTGTGTTAACATGTTTGGTTCTTACAACGTAGGTATGGTTGTTACCAACCACACTTATCAAAGTCAAGATATGTTTGACCCAGACGATAAGATTTCAGGCGGACAAGGTTTTATCTATGCATCATCGATTGTTGTTGCTATGAAGAAGCTGAAGCTAAAGGAAGATGTAAACGGTGTTAAATCGGCAACTGTACATGGTATTCGAGCCAAGTGCAAGATAATGAAAACACGGTATTCGAAGCCGTTTGAAAGTGTCGAAGTGCGTATTCCTTACGCAACAGGCATGGACCCATACAGTGGGTTGTTTGACTTGTTTGACGGAAATGGTCTACTTGAAAAAAAGGGAAACCGGTACGAGTATGTCATGGAAGACGGAGAAGTGATTCTTGAATTCCGCAAAAGATGGACAGGCGATCTCCTTGATCGCGCAATGGCCGATTTTCTTGTTAAGAAAGAAAAAGCGTTAACAGCCAAATCTAACGGAGAAAGCGAACCCGAAGTTGAAGAAGTTGACACTGCTGATTATGTCGAGGAGCAAGAAGAATGAACGAAGACCAGATAGCCGATATTTGGAATTTATTCAAGGAATATCTTGATAAGAAGCATATCGAACTTGCAGCAGAAAAGTATGTTGATTTGTTAGCTGACTACGGTGCTGACGATATGACCCTTAAGGAAGTTAGTGGAACCGACAAGTTTTTAGATCACGCTATTAATTACTACCTTGATCTAGACGACGACACCGACGACGAGGATGAAGAGGACTAAGCATGGGATGGTACAGCAAAGTGTCTAACGACATTACTCAAATTCCAAGTGCTATACAATACTTTGAAAGCGAGCTGGCAACAGCTCGCTTTGAAACCCAAATTAAAGGTAGTATTGAAAAAGCAGCATCAATGATGCCAGGAATTGTAGAACAGAGATTCAATCAGCTTCAAGAAATCGAAGCCATACTTGAATACTTAAACATCGAGCTACGCAAGTTGCGCAGTTCATTTTTTAGAAAGTATTTAGAAAACTATCAACGTGCATTATCCAGTCGTGACTGCGAAAAGTATGTCGACGGCGAATCAGATGTGTGCGACTACGAACAATTAATCAATGAGTTTGCCCTACTTCGAAACAAATGGCTGGGTGTTCTAAAGGGCCTTGATCAAAAACAATGGCAAATGACAAACATTGTTAAACTAAGAGTAGCAGGAATGGATGATGCAGCAATATAGTATACTACTTGGATGCGATCAGTTGTATTACAACAACTGGAGTATAGAGTTATTAAAGTCTATACACTATCATAATCCGTGGATCAAATTAAGATGCCACGTTGTTAATCCAGTCAATTTAATAAAACTCGACTTTGTTACATACACCACAGAAGACATTAATTTTGCAAACGATACTTCAAAGATATCTTACTTACAATCTGCTAGATTTATAGCTGCTAGTAAAATTTCAATGTCTGAAAGCTTTATTACACTTGATTGCGATACAATATGTACAAGAAGTTTTACACAGGATGATTTTGCAGAATTATTTGACAATCCTTATGTTATGCAACATCATAAACAAGATCGATGGTTAGTGGGAATGGGGACGTGACCAAAATATACTTTCAGAGTTAGATAAGAAATACAATTTTGTGCCAGTTAACAAAAAATGGATAGTAAGTGGAAAGAATACACATAATTCAATTTTCCTAACATTAAAAGGTGATCAGAAAACTACTGATAAATATCTTAAAACATTTAATAGATTTAAGATATAAAAATGAAAAAAGTTTATGAATATTGGCTGCCTGACACTGATACACATTTTGAGGGGCAGATTGCTAGATCTGTAAAAGACGGAGGTCCTGCTCAATATCAACATGATATTAGAACCGAAGCATATAAGTATGTAACTGATTTTAACCTATGTGTTGATGTTGGTGCAAATGTAGGACTATGGACAAAGCAGCTATCTCAGCATTTTAAGAAAGTAATTGCGTTTGAACCAATTGCAGAAGTATTTAAATGCTTAGAGAAAAATGTTGCAGACTTGTGTGTAGACCTTAACTGTTTTGCATTAGGAAATGCTAACAGCACAGTTGATTTAGTCTATAACTGCACTAACACAGGTGCAACATACGTTGATAAGTCGTCATTAGGAATTGGTGCAATTACTGTTAAACGTCTTGACGATTTAAAATTACCCAAGTTTGGAATGATTAAGCTAGACTGTGAACAATACGAGATTGAAGTATTAAAAGGTGCAATAGAAACTATATTAATGTACAAGCCAATTATTGTATGCGAGCAACATGTAAAAGTAAAAGATGCTGGTAACTTTTTAAAAGAGTTAGGTGCAAAAGAAATTACTAGTATTCGAAAAGACTACATATTTGGTTGGTAATGATTAAGTACTAGTATGAATAGAACAGTAATTGTATCAGGCGGATTTGATCCTATACACAGCGGACACATTGAGTATTTTAAAGCAGCCAAAGCACTTGGTAACAAGTTAGTAGTTGCAGTCAACAGTGACAAATGGTTGGTGAGGAAAAAAGGCAAGTCGTTTATGCCGTTTGCTGAACGCGCAAATATTATCAAACACTTAGACATGGTAGACGAGGTTATCGGATTTAATGATGACGACGACTCTGCAAATTCTGCAATATTTTATATATTATCAACGCACGGAATTGGCACTCGACTTATATTCGCAAACGGCGGAGACAGAACAATAGAGTCAACAGCAGAATATAATATGTACAAATATTTCACAGGACTTGACTTTGCATGGGGAGTAGGAGGAGTTGCCAAACTAAATTCATCAAGTGTAATTCTTAAAGAATGGAGTCAGCCTACAACCGAACGTGCATGGGGAACATATACTGTATTAGACAAAAATAACAACTGGCAAGTTAAAGAATTATCTTTCCTCACAGGCATGGCATTGAGCGATCAGAGACATATTCATCGCAGTGAACACTGGCATGTTGTATCTGGTCAGATACAAATGAAGTTAGAGTTTAGCAACGGCCTTACTAAAAACAATCTATACACAGCAGGCGACAGCATTGACATTCCTAAAAATACATGGCACAAAGCAACTAACACTGGTTCATGCACTGCTACGGTAATAGAAGTTTGGATGGGCGATACATTAATGGAGAGCGATATTGAACGAAGAGACTAAGCCATTAAAAGTCTTTATAGGATGGGACAGCAGAGAAGACATTGCTTATCAAGTTTGCAAACAAAGTATCCTTGATACAGCCAGTGTTCCGGTTGAGGTAATTCCGTTAAAACAAAAAGAGCTAAAAAAGAAGGGTTTGTATAACAGACCAATAGATGCTCTTGCATCAACAGAATTTACCTTTACTAGATTCCTGGTCCCGGCACTTTGTGAGTTTGACGGATGGGCGTTGTTTATTGATTGCGACATGATTTTTAAAACAGATATTAAAGAACTATTCGATCAAGTTGATGACCAGTATGCTGTGATGTGTGCGCAGCACGACTATACTCCTAAGGAAAACACAAAGATGGACGGCCAACAACAACACCAATATCCTCGAAAGAATTGGTCCAGTATGATACTGTTTAATTGTTCGCACCCTTCTAATAAAGTAGTTACACCAGAAGAAGTAAACAACGAATCAAGAAGCGGAGCATTCTTTCATCGATTTAGCTGGTTACCTAACAACAGAATTGGCAAAATAAATCATACATGGAATTGGTTAGTAGGGTGGTATAAAGAACCTACTGATGGTAAACCCGACCTTATTCATTACACCGAAGGTGGACCGTGGTTTGACGCATATAAAGATTGCGAATATGCATCTGACTGGTATCGTACCCAGGCTAGCTATCATCAATCTATTATTGCCTCTCAAAAAAAAAGTTAACTAAAGTAGATATACGCATTCAGGACCTGCCTTATTCAAATAATATAAAGAATATCCTAGAAAATCATTTACACAAAATGATCGATCCTTTGCAAAAATATTATTCAAATAAGGATTGTACTATGGGAATGAAAATTGCAGCAATTGCACCAGACGCCGAGGATTATAATATAGACAAGAAAGGATTGGTGTATGATCAGTACCTAGAAGGTTTTGTAACCGGCGGAGGTGGAAATATTAGCAACTTTGACGACGAACGTGATACGGACACACCTCTTGTAATTAGGGGACTAGGCACCACAAGTCAGCAGGCAATGCACAATTGCACAGACACTAATAGAACTTTTTATTCAATTGATACTGGATATTTACAGCCGCCAGATACTAAAGTAAAGATGTACCATCGTATTACTAAGAATGCTCTTCAAAACTTAGGCCCAATCGTTGATCGCGACTGTGACCGATTAGCAAGATTAAAATGGAAATATAGAAAACCCTCCAAGGGTAATAAAATTTTAGTATGCCCGCCTAGCGACAAAGTAATGAATTTTTATAGTAAAAATTTAGATGACTGGATGGAAGAAACTATTGCAGAAATTAAAACATACACAAACAGACCAATTGAAATTAGACTAAAGCCAAATAGACACGACCGTGTAACATCTAATACAATCTGGCATGCACTAGAAGACACATATTGTTTAATAACCTTTAACAGTATTGCAGCAACAGAAGCATTACTTTACAGCGTTCCGGCAATTGCACTTGCGCCCAATGCAGCATCTGTTCTGTGTCATACATTGATCAGCGACATAAACAATGTACACGTTCCTTCTAGTGACGAAATAACAGCATTTGCAGCACACTTATCGTATTGCCAATTTACGTTACGCGAAATGCAAAATGGCTATGCATGGAAGATTTTAAATGAAAGTAGTTAGTTATCTCAAATCCGTGCCGGCAAGAAATGCTAATATAGAAAAAGAGCTGTTGCTTAAAAAGTTTGTTATCGGTGTTAACAAAACCAATGACACCGGTGTATTGCACACAAACCATACATTAGTTAACTGCGATGTTGCGGTAATACAAGGTTGGGTACATACAAACACTGCTACTTCTCATTTAAAACTTAGAAGTGATATAATAAAAACACAAGCGACTGCTAACAAGTATGTTGTAGCAGCAGATGCTAATTTATTTTTGTATAACAATAAAGAAAATCCACATGGATATTTGAGATACAGCTTCAACGACGTGTTTCCTACCACTGGAATTTATTGTGACACCATACCTGATCCAACGCGATGGCAACAAATTAGTATGGACACCGGTATACAATTAGAAGATTATAAAACAAACGGAATGAATATTGTATTATGTTGTCAGCGCAACGGTGGCTGGAGTATGGGTACACAAACAGTAACCGACTGGATAATAAACACAGTAACTACTATAAGAAAACACAGCAGTCGACGAATAATCATCCGCTCCCATCCAGGCGACAAGAGTGCAAATACATATCTGAGAGATGTAAAGATTACTGGTCTGCCTAATTGCAAAGTTACTATTGGTACACACCTAGACAGCGATCTACACAAAGCATGGGCAGTGGTTAATCATAACAGCAGTTCTATAGTCGGCCCTCTAATTCAGGGGTATCATGGATTTATAACAGATCCAATAAAAAGCCAATGTAACGAAGTTGCCGAAACAGACTTTAGTAAGATTGAAAACCCTAGTCAGTTTGATAGACAACAGTGGCTAGAACGTATTAGTATGTGTCACTGGAAATTTGAAGACTTAGAATCTGGGAAGTGCTGGAGTCACATGAGAAACTATTGCCAATAACCCTCGTTTCGTGCTACTGTAATGTCCTTTGGCAAGCTTTTGCCATTGTGCTTACGGTCTCCCTTCATGTGGTCAATCCATTGTCCTAGCTTGGTATTGATAAGGGGATGGCCGCCACCACCTGTCTTTGCTGTTTTCATATACATCTCGGAACTATAATCTAATACATTAGGAGACGATTCTCTCATCCTGTTTACAATGTCCCCAAACACAAAGCTGTCGTGCCATTCTTCGAGTAAAAAGATACCGTTCTCGGCGTCAGCATACACTCTCTCAAACTCTTTTAAGAATTCTTGACAAACGTGATTGTTTAAATTCATTCCGTAAAAGCCGCATTCCGGCCACGTTTGCGAACCCTTGCCGCGTCCTACATACGTGATCCAGTCCTTGTCGGGCAAGCATCCTTTAAACTGGTCAAAACTCCAATCACTGTGTACAAACGTGTCGGCATCCATCCACACACACCAGTCCTTACTGCGTCTACAAGCGTCGTACACGGCGTAGGTCTTGTTGGCAAACCGTATAGCATCCCACTTGAATGCTTTGTGGTGATCTCTGGGGCGTCTTTCTCGAATAGCTGCGGGTGGTATTCCGTTTGCTTTTGGATCGTTTCTCCACTGCAATTTAAATGCATTTAAATCAGCTAACGCCAGTCTTGCGTCGAATATTGTAATTTGTTTTTCATCAGGGTTAACAGGTTTGCAGTCTTCGGCATACACCAACAGCTTGACTTTCTTGTCGACTCGTTGAGAAAAGCTATCTAGAAAACGTTGTCCGTATAGATCCATTCCGGCTTTGTGAAATGTAGTAACCACAGTTATATCGTTCATGCGTAAATCCTTTAAATACAGTAGTAAGGTATTTAACTATGAAATTCACTCTCTTCAAGGAATATGGCGCACTCAACAGCAAACCTGTATTTGATGCGTTTGAAAAAAGTTTAATTGACGCCGGACATAGAGTGCTGGATGATGACATGCATGCTGACGTTGCTGTGATATGGAGTGTTCTGTGGAATGGCAAGATGGTCGGTAACAAGCCAATATGGGATTATTTTAGAAAAACTAGCCGAAATGTAATAGTACTCGAGGTCGGCGGCCTACAACGAGGTACCACATGGAAAGTAGGTCTCAACGGAATAAACAATGATGCATACTTTGGGCCAGCTGGAAATGACAATAGTCGTGCCGCACAACTTGGACTTATATTGGAACCATGGCGCAGCAACGGAGGACCTATTTACATTTGTTGCCAACACAATAAAAGCCTACAATGGGTTAATATGCCGACAATTGATGCATACTTATCAGCATCAATTAATACTATACAACAACACACTGATAGAGAAATTATTATTCGACCTCATCCTCGTTGCCCAATATCGTACAATAATTCTGAATACAAAAATGTGAGTATACAACAGCCTCGGTTGATTAACGGGTCGTATGACGATTACGATTTACAGTACAGAGATGCATGGAGTGTTGTTAATTGGAGCAGTAACCCAGGGGTCGAAGCTGTTAGAAAAGGTGTACCGGCGTTTGTAGGACCTAGCAGTCTTGCATGTGATGTAGCCTCACAAGACTTGACCCAGATTGAAAAACCATTAATGCCCGACAGACAGCAATGGCTAAACGATCTTGCGCACACAGAGTATACAGTTGCAGAAATCGCACAAGGGATCCCGCTGAATAGATTGACACACTGCTTTTAACGTGCTAATGTTAAAGCATGACACAAACAATTGAAGATGTAATTTTTAAGATCAGTGAACTAACTCTCACTGACACCGATAAACCGGTACTCACAAGTCTGTACAGTCAGTTGATGAGAAATGTTTTCCTAACTGATCGGCAATACGAACTTGCCAAGGAGAAACTAGTGAACTACAGGAGTGAGTTAGTCGAAGCTGGTATTATTGATCTAGATCGTGCAATGTCTACCCTTGGAAAACCATTGAGGCAAATTGATAGAACAAAGACTATATCAATTGTTGATGCATCTACAACTCCGGATCTTGCGTCTAGGAAGTCGCATAGACAAAGCAAGTGGATCAAGATCGACTTTCCGTTTAACAAAAAGACTATTGCAGCAATTGGAGAGATGTTGCGCAGCGGCCCGGACTCTCCTATAATCGGCCGAAATGATGACTATTATCATCCAAAAGGCGGCAAGTCACATTACTTTGCGTTCAATGAACGTAACGCCAAAAAGGTTGTCGACGTTTTTGTTGATCGAAACTTTGACATTGAGCAGGAACTAATTGACATGGCAGAGGAAATAGAAAAAATATTGTCCAATAAATCCTCCTATGTTCCGGGAGTTTACAACGGCAAAATACTGAATCTAAAATCCAATGCAGTTGATCTAATCAACAAAGAAGTTGACATCAATGATCCTAATAGGACACTCAAGCTGTGTGATCGCAGATTTAGATACGGTCTTGGACATGTAGACGTAGACGTTGACGTTTTGGATCCTATAATTTCAGAAATCTTAAATCGAGACTCAATGGTTGTGAATCTTTTACCCGAAACGCATAGCTTTGACAACATAGCCAAATCAATTGTTACATTGGACCGTTTTCCAATCCTGGTACTAGTTGACGAAGCCCGCGCACTAGAACAAGTTACAATGATACACTCTGCATTTTCAGACACTCGCAACAGAGAACAAGCTGTCTTGTTTAGAGTTGCTGCTAGCACCGCTCCTAATGTTAACTCTTACATACGCGACCACCAACTTAACAATTGGGTTGACGAAACTACAAAAATAGTGTATATTAATATAAATAAGCTTCCAAAAGTCTTGCTAACAAGCAATTGGAAACCAAGTTGTACCGTTGAATTTTGTGTCCAACGCAACTCTTATGTTAGGGCATACACTGCACAACACTCTGACTTAGTAATACGACTAGGTAAAGAACTAAGATTTAAATAGAAAAAATATAATGAGTTTATGTAAATTAATAATCGAAGACGAAGTAAATATAAAATTTGAAGGATTATCAGTAGACGTACGGAGACAACTTTCCAACGCATTAAAATTTGAAGTACCGTATGCAAAGCATATGCCGCAATTTAAATTAGGTCGCTGGGACGGCAAGGTCGGCTTTTTTGGCATAGGTGGCGCAGGATATCTAAGCCATTTAGACGTATTATTGCCAATACTTGAAAAGAATAAGATAAACATTTCAGAGATTGTTGACAAGAGAACAGCGATTGAATTAAATTTTCAAACCATTGATGCCAACTACTGGGGCACCACAGTTTGGCCAAAAGGTCATCCTGCCGAAGGCGACCCTATTATACTGCGAGACTATCAAGTCGAAGCAATCAACAACTTTATACAAAATCCGCAAAGCTTGCAGCAAATTGCAACCGGTGCAGGCAAAACAATTATCACAGCAACATTATCCAAGATGTGCGAAGTGTTTGGCAGGAGTTTGATTATTGTTCCTAACAAAAGTCTAGTTGAGCAAACAGAAGAAGATTATATCAACTGTGGATTAGATGTAGGCGTTTACTTTGGAGACAGAAAAGAACTAGGTAAGACACACACCATCTGTACTTGGCAAAGTCTCAACATACTCAACAAGCGCAACAAAGAAGGACTTTCGGTTCTCAGCTTGGCAGAATTTTTAGAAGGTGTAATGACTGTTATCGTTGACGAAGTACATCAAGCCAAGGCAGATGTACTAAAGAATATTTTGACACAAAACTTAAAGAATGCGCCAATTCGCTGGGGTCTAACAGGAACTGTTCCTAAAGAAGCCTTTGAATTTCAAAGCATACTTGCAAGTCTTGGACCTGTTGTAGGCAACGTAACAGCAAAAGAACTACAGGACAAGGGCGTATTGTCAAACTGTCATGTTAATATATGTCAGTTGATGGATGTCAAAGCATTTACAAATTATCAAGAAGAACTCAAGTATCTTGTGTCGGACGAAGCACGCCTTGAATATCTTGGTAAGCTAATGATTAAGATAAAAAGTTCAGGAAATACATTAATTCTAGTTGATCGAATTGCAGCTGGACAAAAACTACAAGAACTAATTCCGGGTTCTATCTTTATTAACGGCGCGGTTAAAACAAAGAACAGAAAAGAAACTTACGACAAAGTACAAGATGCTACTGATATGGTAATTATTGCAACATATGGTGTTGCAGCAGTTGGTATTAATATTCCGCGAATCTTTAATTTGGTGCTTTTCGAACCTGGCAAGAGTTTTGTTAGAGTTATCCAGTCAATCGGCAGGGGCGTAAGAAAAGCAAAGGACAAAGACTTTGTCCAAATATGGGACATTACCAGCACATGTAAGTTTGCCAAACGGCACCTCACTGCTCGTAAGAAATTTTACGCCGAAGCTGAATACCCATTTACAATAGAAAAAATAGATTGGAATTAAAAATGAATACAACATTAGATAATGCACGCGAACTAGTAAAGTGTGCAAGCGACATTGAATATTTTGCAGAGAAATATATCAGAGTTGACCATCCTATCAACGGAAGAATGACTCTTGTGCTCAGAGCTGAGCAGAAAGAGATGATTAAAAAGTACCAAGATAACAAATCATTTCTAGGAGCGTACAGACGCCAGTGCGGTAAATCCACTGTTGGATATGTTATAATGTTGCATAATATTTTGTTTGGCGATATTGCCAATCACTTGATATTAAGCCGAAACTCGCGCTCCACAATAGAGAACGTTTTTCTTATGCATAATCACCTACCCGAGTTTCTAAGAAGTATAGCAGACATAACAGTGCGCAGCAACCATTCGATACACTTTTCTAACGGCTCTACAATTGATGCCACAAAACGGCCAGACAATGACACTCCTTATTCTACAGTTTACGTTGATGAAGCCGGCTTTTTTGATGAAAAAACAACAGAGGCTGGAGAAAGCATTAAAAACAACGTAGGGATTACCAAATTCTTTTGTCTAACAAGCACTAGATTAAACGAATTGTTTGGCTATTAAGAATTATATAGATTGGAATTAAATTAAAAATGAGAATACTAACACTAGAAAACGAAACGTTTATACTTAATCAATTGCCAGAATCAGTTGACGAAGCATTACGATTTGCAGTGCTCGATAACAGTAATCCAGCAGATCCGGATTTCTTTTTCAATCCATTGATATTTCTAGAAAGTTTCAACAGCCCTGCTATTGTACTAGAAATAAACGGCAACGAGATCACAATGCCGCTAGACTGGTGTCTAGCAGTAGGGTGCAGCGAAGCAGGCAGCGACTTAGAGGTATTACCTTTAACCAGCTTAAACGATAGGGGATTTGAAGCATTTGTATTTAATCCCCTAACAGGAACACATCCACAATACGCAAAAGTAGAGATAATAAATTTCTACAATGACGTCAAGTGGTATTTTCCAAAAATGAGAAATGGCCAATTGTTAGCAGTTCCTCTCAAGGATGAACCAAATACAAATTGCGCATTTTTTGTAAAAGACATAAGTCGCCAATGCGAAATCATCGACTTTGGCAAATTATTATAAAACAAATAAACTAAATTATTAACAAAAAGACCAGGCACACAACAGGCATTACCAAAGGAATTTAACATGCAATTAACACCTATCTATAACATGACCAATACCCCAGAAGAAATATCTATTAAGAAAGAAATAATTACTCACATCAACGGCATTAGTTGCCTGAGCACTTTGACAAATTACCAAAATTATCTACTTAAAGGAACTTTGCAGCCGGTTATAAAATCTGCATTAATTTCAAAACTTGGTAATTCACACGGTCATGATAGTCAGTTACTTAATATATTTCTATCTGGACAAAGTAGCATACAAGAAAAAATTGAACTATTTAATAAAATCATAACAGTCGGCGGCGTGTTTGATGGGAATAAACTGTTAGACTACAGATTTGCTAATTTGTATGAATTTATTAAAAAAGAGTCACCGATACTGTATACCCATGTTAAAGATATTGCAGCAATGGATGGCAAGATGGGGTACAGTAGCGGTAATGTCGGCCCTGGAGAATTCTTGTTAGCTGCGTTTGGTAAAGATATAACATTTGCATCAAAAGGAGATCTATCGTTTACAATTCCATCAGAGTTTGGCCCTATTAAAGTCGAAGTTAAAGGAACTGTCAAAGGCAAGAAGTCGTATAGCGGTGGTCGACTATGTGGAACTTCTGGATACGGAAGTTCCACATCGATTCGCAAGCAACTATATAACGTAATGCTAGATATTGGTATTCCCGAAGACGAATTAATCTACTATGGCATGGGAGCCGAAAAGCCTCAAATACAAGGCGGTTTTAACTTAAATATATCTGGATTAGAAAATCTTGACGCAAATATTCGTAATTATACAAATCGTAACGGAGCAGTTAAAATATTTACTACCATGCTTAAGGGACTGTACACACGCATCGACGATTCGTTGATTGATATTTTTATGAAAGTGTTGGATGACAACGGAAGGTTTACTCCAGCAGCAATGCAAATGGCGTTGGCACAAGTTGCATTTAGTTATTACAAATTTGTTGAAGATCACGATTTTGTAATGTTTCTAAATACTAATAGCGGCTGCTATGGTATTGCACGCACTGCTGAAGATATAAAGTACCTTCATGACGCAGAACGACTAACATTTACTGCTGATATAAACTGGCATGACGATAGAGCAAAGGGCAGCACACAATTTATCTTTGGAAAGGGAACATAATAAAAATTAAAAAACCCATAAGTGAAAGATTAAATCTTGCGTTTTATCAAAATCGAGTAACTACTAATACTAGAATTAAAAATGTATTACTTGAAACAATATTTAAACACGATCCGAGCTTTCCTATTCCTAAGGATCAATTGTTAATTTCATTAGGATACGACGATTTGCTAGAATTAGCTATTGCTACAGTGAACAAAAAATTAACTATCGTGTTAGGTCAAGGCAGAGATTTCTGCGATGGATCTGATGCTAAGTTTTGCTGTGTCAGGACAAGCGGTTATGGAAAATCGTATTCGGCTGCGGTAACTGGAGTTAAAAATAAAATTGGAGACTTGAGAGTTCACTGTTATGAAAGAAAGTTAGATAAGTTCTACTACTTTGTTATTCCACACAAGCTGTATCGGGATATTCCAAGAACAAGCAATATTGAAATTCCATTTGAATTAGACAGAACACCAAGAACAGAAAACAAATGTAGAATTAATTGGTGGGATTGTAGCGTACCAACTTTTGAAAAGATGTGCAGTTAAGGAGAGTATACAGGAAACATAATGGGAAACTTATTAGAAGGTGAACAAATAGTTTACGAAAGACAAGGCAAAGTAGTATACGCTAGATACTTTGGCAGACCCGATATACCGCGATGGGTAATAGGCGTGGATGCAGAAGGATTTACTTATTCTGAATTTAGAACAATGATGGATATAGCCGACAATGACGAAATATTTAAAAAAGAGTTTGACAAATTGATGACTCTGTATTATCTTAAAAGAGAAGAGAAAAAATGCCAGCAGCAAAGCTTCCTGTAAAAGACCTACTAGCAGCAATTGACTTAAACGGAAAAGACGTTTGGGACGAGCTAGACAAAGACCAACGCAAGCAAGTGAGTTTCTGGTTGCTAAATCGTTACGTCAGTAGTATAAAAGCTAATAGAACACAAACTGAGCTTGCAGTCTTTAAAACCAACGAGTACTATAATAAAAACTGGGAAGTACTGGGTGCAAGACATCCTAAGCTACAATGGCAATTATTGTGTATGTCTGGTAACACAGGCAAGATCCAATACCATCAATGGCTTGGACTCAAGCAACACAAGGGTGCTAACAACAAAGTGGTAAAACTATTATTAGAAATTTACCCTAACAAAAAGATAGATGAGGTTGAATTACTTGCTAGAATATCTACCAAAGCAGAAATTAAGGAACTTGCTAGAGAACATGGATATGACAAAGTCGACATCTAAGAAATTCGTTTGTGAATATTGCAAAAAGAGTTACTCAAAAGAAAGTACCCTTGTTGTGCATATGTGTGAACCAAAGCGAAGATGGCTCCAAAAAGACGAAAAGCGTGTGAAACTAGGTCTGTATGCATTCCGGCGATTCTATAAATTAAGCGCAGGAAATAAGACCGAAAAGTCGTATGAAGAGTTTATGAAGTCTACATTTTACAAAGCATTTGTAAAGTTTGGAAGTTTTGTAAACAACGTCAAGCCGTTGTATCCAGAGAAGTATGTTGATTATGTTGTCACCAGTGGAGTAAAGCTTGACCATTGGTGCAGAGACGAAATGTACGAAGCTTACGCTGCTGATCTTATAATGAAAGAAGGTGTTGAAACAGCACTGGAACGGTCAGTTAACACTATGGTAGCATGGGCCGAACTCAACAAGTCTGTGTGGAATCATTACTTTGCATATGTTTCGACAAACAGAGCAGTGTACGATATAAAAGATGGCAAGATATCGCCGTGGTTGTTGCTAAACTGTAATGCTGGAAAATCACTATTGTCAAAATTCAACGATGAACAATTGGGATTAGTATTTCATATTTTAAACCCAAGTCATTGGGCTATGCGATTTAAGAGACAGCCCAGTGATGTAGCACTTGTAAAGTCTATTGCAAAAGAAGGTAATCTATGAAAGAATCTAAATGGACATTGACATAGACTTTGCAAACAGAGATTTGATCTTGTCTAAAATACAGCACCATGTTGCAAAACTTGAAAATGGCAAGAAGCATAATACTGGAATATACGCCACGCCGATTCCGCATAATCCAATTGACAATCTTTCTACAATTGATTACAAGACTGCAGAAGACAGAAAGTATTTCAAGTTAGATTTCTTAAACGTAAGTATATACAAAGACGTTCGTAATAATGCCCACATGGATGAACTGGTCAGCAAGGAACCCATGTGGGATCTACTACAATATAAAGAGTTTAGTGATTTGGTATTTCATGTATCAGGGCATCATGCTATTTTACAAAAGCTCAAGCCCAACTCTCTTGAAAAACTAGCTGCCTGTCTTGCAATTATTCGACCTGCAAAAAGGTACTTATTAGACAAAGATTGGTATGACATATATCAAGAAGTCTGGACCAAGCCGACTACTGATCAGTATTTCTTCAAAAAAGCCCACGCATTCTCATACGCAATGGCTGTTGTAGTACATATAAATTTGCTTTGCGAAACGCCTACTTAATTTTTTTAACTAGCTGAACGCTTTTTCGTTTGACTCTTTTTA